ATCACCGACATAAGTTGTACTGGAACCTCCTGAAACACTGAAGTAATCATTGTTATTTGAACCATCACCAGCAAGCAACTTAACACCATTGAGATATACTATCTCCATATCCTGATCATGATCTAATATATAATGCTGTGTACTTCCATTAGCTGTGTATTCCTTTTTTACTATAACGCCTTCAGTAGTATTGATAGTTCCTGACCATGTTGATCCAGTCCAAACCTTAAGACCTTCACCTACAGTAGTATCAAATGCTAGATCACCAGCCGCTAAGGTATTGCCACCACCATCAGTATTAGGATCGGCAGGAGAGAAATCATCTATTTGATATAGGTCTGCAAAGTTATTAATATTTACTAGGTTATTTGAAACTGTTTCCATATCATCTATTACTCCAGCAGCTCCTAATAGATCCATATCTGTAATGACTGGTGCAAGACCTAATAAAGCCATATCTGCTACAGCATCAACAGTACCAAGACGACCTATCTCAGTTGCCTTACCTGCAACAGTATTAACATTAGCTATATCAGTACCAACAATATTGACATTGGCTATATTAACAGCAACAGTATCTATCTCTGAAGTAGCTTCCTGAAGGTCTAAAGCCGCAGTTTCAATCTCAGAGATAGCCTCATTGAGATCGTTTGCGACTGTGACAACATCTGCAACATTAGTTGCAACTGTATTTACACTTGCAATATTATCTGCAACAACATCAACCTGAACAATGTTAAGGTTAGTACCGGGGGTTGTAGAGGTTGTACCATCATAACCTTGTGTTAATGTGTTTATCTGTGTCTGGCTTGCGGCAGTAGGGAGGGTCTGATCCCATGTGGTTGTACCTAAATTCCATACCTTCATTACATTTAATGTTGTATCATAATATAATGCTCCATCAACCAAGGCACTACCATCATGATCCTTGCCTATATTCCCTGCTCCAACCTCCCTTTCTGCGGTTGTATGTGCTCCAAGATACCTATCATCAAAGTTATCATATGTAGTGGCTGCCTTAGCTGCCCAATGGAGTGATGAGTATCCTGTCCCTCCATCTACTACAGAATCTTCCACCTGTACCGCCCAGTCCTTTGCCGATCCTACGGCTACAGTTGTTCCAACAGCATATTCTTTTGCTGAATAGTCTGCCGTGTCAACATATGCACCTGTTGTGGTTGCCCATTGCTTTGCTGCCCCCTTACCTAAAGTTGTGGTCACACCTGTACCACCTACTGACCATGCTTTTGCGGAATGATCTGAGGTTGCTCCACTAACACCACCATCAACCTTCTGTGCATAATCTTTAGCTGAACCGCCAGTAGAAGCTGTAGTACCTACAGCATATTCCTTTGACGAATAATCTTGATCTGTAACTCCGGTATCATCCTTTACCTGTCCATCAGTCTTTGATGCCCAATCCTGTGACTGTGCAGAATAATGCTTAGAACTATATCCCGATGAACCTTCTACTGAATCATACTGGGCAGAAGTAGCATATTCTTTAGCCGAAGCATCAAGTTTATGTGTAGATGTACCAGTAGCCCACTCCTTTGCAGAAGCATCTTCAGCCGTAGTGGTAGGGGTTGTAGCTAATTGTGCCCAATTCTTAGATGATCCACCTGCTGCAAGTGTACTACCCTGTGCATATTCCTTTGCAGAATACTTAAGAGAATCTACTCCAGTGATCCGATCAATAACAGTAGTGCCATCTGTTAAGTGAACCCAATCTGCTATTGTTATAAGATGAGATGCACTATCTTCCCCATCTTGAACCATATTTAATGCAGACTGGACAGATAATTCTGCACTGCCTGCACCTATATATACTGGACTCTTAGACATTTAGACCCTCTCTATGACTGACAAAACCACAGAACACGTTTTTGTTGAAGTAACTTTTATAATATCCCCTGTTAGTACAGGAGTACCTGCATTATTTAATCCATGCTGCAGGATCATTTTACCCGGTATAAGATCTACTGAGGTATCTGCCGGTAATGGTATTGTGTCTGCTAACTTAACAACTGATGCATCATAGTATTTGGTTAACGTAACTGTCAATTCACTAGACTCTGTTGAAGTTGATGCCACGTAAAATCCAATTATAACTGAATCGGCTGCTGCTGGAGTTGCATCATCACTTGCAGGTGATGTGAATATAGTTTTTTCAACACCAGCTAAACAATTTTCTGCATACCTCATATATCTTTCTGCCATATTAATCTCCTAGAATCATTTGATTTTTTCTGGCAACTCTTTCCATCATTGCCTCTAAAGTTTTTGTTGCGGCCTGATCAATAACATCTGCATTGTTTAATATTACTGCTCCATCTGCAAAAACTATCTGGCCTCCTGTGATGCTGGCTAATGAATTACTTGATGTATCACTAATTGTTCCATCCCACTTTGGACTCGTCATAGTTTTATTAGTTAAAGAATCTGCACTATCTATTGTTGGGACTGTGTAACTTGCTGCTCCATCATGAACTTTTAATCTCCAAGGATTTCCATCTGCTGAGTCTGCCGATTTCAGGACAGTAATCTCTCCTTCTGAACCAGTAAACGAACCATGTTCTGTAGCAGTTCCTCTCCTAAATTTTATACTTACTCCCATTATCTCCTCACTATCATTCTATTTAAGTTTACCCCACCAGTTATAGAAGCAGGGTTTAATGGTTCAACACGATGAGCATCTGCTATAAGTTGCATTTTCTTATTCATAAAATATCCACTCTTCTCAACATTCCTTAAATCATGCTCCTTTAGATATGCCCTTTCCAATGTTCCATATGTAAGTGCATCCACCCATACTGGATCTATATCACATGTGGTTTTGTAATCAGTTGATGAAACATCAAACACACTTGTTCCGTTAGTAATAGTCTGTTCTGTAGAATCAAAAAGCAATGATGAGCTGTTATCATCAACTAAATCTGTTGACGTACCATCTATCCAACCCTGCAAGGTTGTAACTATTATCCTTACTACAGGATTAGAGGGGGCTGTTGTATCCGAGTACTGGTATGGAACCTCATCACTCATTCTGGGTGGACGAGATGTTCCTGTTAATTTTAATGTTTCTTCTTTAGTTGGTATAGGCCAGATCCTTATAGTTCCTGATGATCTCTGGTCAATCACAAGTGCTTGCGGTGTACCTGCAACAGTTGTCCAATCTATTATCGAATTATATAATGGATTACCAAATATCTGTGTCACAGAATACTCCCCCTCTTTCGTGGTGGCTGGGAGTCTTCCCTCTGCATTAAGTGACTTCATCTCAGAGGTTGTAACTACTGGTAATTCTCTACCACTAATTGAACCTCCACTTATACCCATAAGCGTAGAAGGAAGTGCCACCTTATAATTGGCAGCACTAATAAGCACATCACTATCTTCTACAGGTAACCTGATAGTCCTAACAAGATCTAAGACTGCATCATGAATATAATTATTTAATTCAGTCTTAGTCCAACGGATATATCCTGTATCCTGAAGAACAGTTGTTGCCCTTGATCTAATATCAACTAAATCAATCATGCAACTTCGACTCTTTCTAACTGTGCATTAACCTTATCCTTATCAATCTTTATGGAAGCAGGACTCTTTAATACCTGCACATTATACCTACAAACATCATAACCAATTAATGGTGAGCCTTCCTGAGCCTGATGGTACTTTGTTTCTATTGCATCCATAAGCACACTGAAATGACCGGGAGGTATAGCTCTACGGGAATTCCTAGGGAACCTTAGTACCCAATCATTATGCGTAACAGTAACCGGCCCCATCTGAGATGGATCATCACCATACCCAATTACTACAACTCCCCATCCCTCAGGTGTTTTTAAGTCCTTACCAACTTCAATAGCCATATCCTTCTGGAATGTCTTATGTACAGATACATTCTGTCTGCGACCTGAATCGTACATTGGACTATTAATCTGATGTCCATATTCTCCTGTAGGAAGTAATCCTCCTGCTAATTCGCCACTCATATTATTGCTCTCGTTTTAATAAAAAATAGAATTCTGCCAGAAGTAGGAGGATCATTGCCCCTTAATCTGACTGTTAATCGGATCGTTTTATTAGATCCGTCCGGTGGAAGAAACATGGATTCTGGACGTTGCTGAAACGAAAATGGTTCCTGCGGTAACCCAACCCATTTTAAATATAACTCCTTTTCTTCCTTTACTCTACTCACTCTCCCTACACATATATCTGCCGCTACACCCAAGAATGGTTCAGTCAATATAACTGATATTCTTTCCGGTAAAGTATTCGGATAAAGATAGTGATCATAGTAAGCGTTAGTAATTAGAGTATCATTACCACCATCAAAGTTTAGATGAGTGATTTCAATTATACCCGTTTCCCTTATCGCCTCTGAGACAGGGGCAGGCGGAACCCACCCCTGAAATCGTTGTGTCATTCACCTCTATTAACTAATAGTAGATGCTCCACACTCGATACGATACAGCCAGTCTTCATTGAGGATCTGGCAAGCATACCAGCTCTTCCATCCAACTGAACCCGATTGTCCCAAAGGATCAGTAACTGCCGGTTGTGGCATTACGACCTTAGGAATCACAGCATCATAACCAGAGAGTGATACACACCCTATGCATTCTGCTGAGAAAATAACAATTGGATATACCTGTACAGTATTCCCTGATGCATTTGTAACAAGCTTCAAAGATGCAACTA